GTCATCTCATCATCCGTTATGCCTTTGGCTGTACCTGTCAATGGTGTAGTACCAACTGGCGTTGGGACTAATGGATCAATAGGCTGCGTCGATTTAGCAGCATACTGAGCACCTGTACCTCCTGAGTAACTCAGATACTCATGCACATGGTCACCATACAACGCTTGAAACTCCTCCTTGATCAACTTCTTCAACGTCCCAGATCCCAGCTGCACCTGATCGTCCGTGATCACGATCTTCTCACCGTTCTTGTGGATGATCGTGATCTTCTCTTCACCTGATCGACTGTCGAGAATGATGCGGTGATTGGCCGAGGTCTGCCACACGGTTATGCCGGGCGCACGATCGGCGGTTGTTGGTCCATCAGCCTTGCCAGACAAGTTTGCAAAATATACGGGTGAACTGAAGTCACCGGCTGCGAAGAACACCCACACTCGAGATCCTACTGTAGGGACGTTGTAGAAACCCTGATCGCTAGCGCCGCCCTCGAAGACAGGATACGCAGGAGAGGCCCAAGGCAACGCAGCCGCGTCGATTCCAACCATCATCGGAAACACACGCACCTTGACCCGTCCCGACTTATCATCAGTCGAATCGGTGTCACTCACGGGGTGACTGTTGACAAGCACCTCGGCCGGATAGTACCCCTTGAAGGTCTTCTCCGGAACGTCGATGTGTTCAGCTCCGTTGAACGTCATCGCTTCTGTCCTATCACAATCGCTTCTGTCCTATCACACCACCAGGTGCTACGAGAAGTTCCTTGCTGTTGGATCCACCCACACCTGATCGGTACATCATGATCTTCGTCACGAACGTTGGTAGAATCTGATGTGTCACACGCTCTACGAGCCATCGGCCGGAGATCGTCTGGTTGGTCTTCACGTCCTCGACCGGTGACTTGATGTGGAAGGTCACTGTCTTGCCAGCTTGGACGCGTAGATCACCCTTGATCAGGATCTCGGTCTTTACCATCGAACCTAATGAGCGTAGGACTTTCGACTCGGCGCAGTTCTTAGCCCACTCCTTGTTCTGCCAACCGTCCGCGACCCCGCTCCACATGACTATGTTCTGCTGCTCGACATCTTCCTTGAGCATCGAGATGTTGTCCGAGATCCCCTGGAACTGAGTTCCCGGATTCGTCATGCGATCGAATTTCTGGAAGCCTGACTTGGCCGGCACGGAAGCGGAGCTCCCGTCGACCGTCAGCGGGATCTCGACGAACTCACTGTCCTCGAAGTCGAAGTAAGCTGACGTCACGCCATATCCACCCTGACCGCCCATGAGCACGGGGTTCTCGTACATTCGGTAGGGCCCGTGATCAACATCGTTCTCGTCGTACGACTCGTCGCTCAGCAACTCCTTGCCGAGTATGTCGATCACCGGTGTCTGGTTCTTCATCCACTCCTGTGAGAGGAACCGGAGGACAGGCTTCTTGTCTCCAAACCCGACGAAGTAGTCGAAGCCGGCCGTGTGATACTGGTTCGATCGAGCACGACATCCCATCCAAGCTAGATACTGAGCGTACGTCCAACCCGGGCAGAAGGTCGTGTACGTCGAGTCGGTCTCTTCGATGTCTGTCTCGAGGCCTAGCTCACCAGCGATCTCGGCCGCGATGTCCGAGAACTTCTTGCTCACGTAGCTCTTGAACCGCGCCGGCGAGAACAGCTTCATGCACTCCGCCGCGATCAGAGTCAGCTTGATGAGGTGGCTGTCCGCACCGTGCCGAGTCGCGACCGCGCGGAAGATACGGAACGTGTTGATTTCCTCGTTCGCCTTGCTGTCTTTCACTCGGATCACTACCGTGTTCGTTCCCGTCAGTGGGAACATCTCGAACAGGACGTTGCCGCGGTCCTCGATGTGGATCTCGGCCATGGGCGCCATGTAGGTCGACATCTCGTAGAGCGAGAGCTTACGCAGTCGTCCCTCAGCGATCGGGTACGAGGTCCCGTCGATATCGATTTTGATCTCGAAGTTACCGATTACTCCAGGCACTACGTCGTTCCCTTCTGGTCTCGGAACCAGTCGTAGTAGTCATCGATCGACGGGATCTTGAGCTTCACATTCTGCGGCACTTCGTACGGATCCACGATGTTGTTGATCGCCAGAATGAACCACCAGTAACCGGCCGAGTTGTACTCGTCTATGGAGATCAGAAACGGTCGATTCCGAGCTACCTGGTGTGCGACATGCTGACCGACCTGGCGCCGCGCCACGAAGTCGCGGACTTGCATCGTCAGAGGATCCTTCTCCTGGATCCCGTCGACGGTGACCGTGTCCATCAGATCGAGTCTGTTCGAACTAACCTTCATGGTCTAACCACCCAACCGATCTTGTGCTGCTCTTAGCCCAGTATCAAACGACGTCAGACCACCCTCTGCTTCGTTGAACGTGACTTCTTCATCATCTCCAAGGAACACCCTCCGCGTCGATAGCTGCAGCGTGACGAGAGCCGACGCGGAGATCCCATTCCTATCGGTCAGGTTCGACCACTGAACATCAAATGACGTTATGACCACAGCATTCATACTCGAGATATAACCGAGCTCAACCTCGACCGGCTCAGGTGCGTTTACCTGTGTCGCACCCATCTTAATAAGACCTCCGGTAGCAGCACCAACAGTCTCAGCTGAGGCTTTGAGTCCAGATCGAGGTGATGCCATTTGCATGAGGCGACGAACCGGCTGCATCACATCCTTCAATGCCGACTCGCGCGCGACGTATAGCAGTGTGATTCCGTTGACCCCCATCACGGTGCCACCGGCCCATAAGCGCGTAGAAATCTCCTTGAGTGATGCACTCTTGATCGTCTCATCACCCTTCCCGAGGAGCTCGAGCGCGGCCTGGTATCCCGAATTGAACGAATCCAATATGGATCCGAATGGAGGTAGCCACTCTTGCGAGAAGGACTGGCTGAATGTCTTCGGGAGCAATCCTGACACACCACCAAAGGTCGGTGAGTAGATCCGAACCTTGGATCGCTCCGAGACATCACTCCACGGATCTATGACCAACGGATCAGGTGGCATTAGATCATTCCTCCGCTGAGACCACCCGTGTTGAACGCAACGATCCCGAGATCGTCAGGACCACCAGTCGTATCGAGACCCGGAGCCACTGTCCGAGGAGCTTCCTTCTGGCCCATCTTATGACCGAGATTTTCTATGGCCGACACCACATCCCCGGATCCACCCTGAGCCGGCGGAGGAAGCACGGCTTTCCTCTGTGTCGCTTTCTCACGATCGGTGATCGACGGCACGTCTGCTTCAGATACCGAGGCGTTTAGAGCTTTACGAGCAGCTGTCATGGCTGCTCTCTCGTCTCCGCCCGACTTGATCACAGCTGCGTATGCACCAACTGCTTCTTGTACACCCTCCGGGTTGTCCGGATTGGACTCAGCCATTGCGGAGAACTGGAAGGCCTGATTTGTCGATATACCGGCAGCAGTAGCTGATGTGAACGCATCCGAGCCGACACCTGAGAGAGTTTCTTTCACTGCTCGAGCCTGAGATGCAACCGCTGTCTTTTTACTCCGCTCCGATTCAGCCTTTCCCCATATCGCGTCATAGATCAGTGTTGGAAGCTCTCTGATCCCATTGACCACCGACATCAACGACTCTTCCAACCAATCCTTGATCGCTGGATATTGATCCCAGAGCCAAAGCATTGCATCCATAACGAAGCTGCCGATCGCCGGCGCAATGTCGCTGGACCAGACCTCCTTGAACTTGTCCCAAGCTTCTCCGATCTTGGCTCCTATCATAGCAAGACCTTCTTGCCAGTTTTCCCGGAACCAGTCGAAGCCGGCAACGATCTCATCCTTCAGTGCGTATCCAGTTCCAACCACGAACCCAAGTGCCATAGCGGTATCCTTGAAGAAGATGTTGAAGACTTTCTTCATAATCGGCTCGACACCAGTCACGATCCGACCGACGCTCTTGTCGTACGCGTCAACCAGTTCCTTGCTCAGTGCGTCGTACCCGGATTTGATCATGCCGAAGCCGGCCTTCAGACCACCACCGATGTCACCTATCAACTGAACCGCATCCAGCAGGATTCCTACCGGATACTTGAGCGCATTGGTCATTGCCTCCTGCACCGCGCCCGGTTCGTAGACTCCACCCTCTTCCTTTTCTGATCCTGCTTTCGCAGAGTCGCCCGGAGTCTGCTGAGCCTCAGCTACTTCGACGATCTTCTCGTTGGTTGTCTCGTTCGATTTCTGAACGGCTTCGTATGAAGCCATCATTCGAGCCGCGAAGTCGGATGAATCCGCACGAAGCTCCTTGATGCTCTCGTTCATCTCTGCGGTCAGTTCGAGCCCAGGTCCCAGGTTGTTCACGCTTTGGATGACGTTGGTCAGACTGTCCTGCATCTTCTCGATGTCTGAGCCCGTCACCGCATCACCGGCTGTCAAAGCAGCACCGACAGCATCGGCCGTCGACTTCGACGCTGCGGCTACGTTCTTGTGAAGCTCATCAGATTGTGAGTCAGCCGACTGTGATAGACGCACCAGTGACTTGTTGAGCTGCAGGAGCATGTCCATCATCGACTGGTCACTCTCCTTGATGTTCTGTGCGAATGAGTCAAGAGCTTTTTGGGTAGTGGACTCAGACGATCGTCCGAGAGCTGTGTCAGCATACTTGTCTGACATTGCGCGCTCTCGATCAGAGTCGAGGACGTACTTGTCACCCATCACCAAGCTCCTTAGGTTGCGAATCCTTCTGTAGCTCAGTTACCCGTTGCCGGAGCCACAGCAGTTTTTGAAACTCCATCTTCCCCGCGGCTTGGATCTCCTGTATCAGACCGCCCCGACCGAAGAGAGCTACTGACAACTGCATCTCCCACAAGTCTCTCAAACGGTAGGGAGGGGAAGTAGAACTCGGGACGAAAGGGCAACTTGATCAGGCTTTCCGTACCACATTCGCAAGTGAACGGAGCGTTCGCGAAGTCCAATCCGTGGTAGGTCTTCTTCTGGAAGGCATCGACGAAGATGCTGTCCTGACCTGGTTTCTTGCCTAACCACATCGCGGCGCCGAGGTAGTCAACCACGTTACCGTCGATCTTCGAGATCGAGATCGATCGCTTGGCAGTCCATTTCTTGATACCGTCAGCGATCAACTTGTCCGCGGCCTGGTCATCCTCTCCTGTGGTGATTCGAAGAGTGACCTTCGACTTGCAGACAGGAAGCTCGAGCTCTGTCTCTTTCTCTATATCGGAATCGATCTCGAGAACAGGAATGTCGGCTAGCTTGTAGTAGTAGCTCTGATGGAACTTGCTACAGGCCGGACACACTACGTTGATCACGTACGAGTCGTGCAACTGCGCGCGCGTCCAGACATGCAGGAACGTTCGGTCCCCCGATGTGAGCTTGATCGGGTTGAGGCCGGCCGGCTCGACGATCAGCATCTGCAGGAGCTGCGTCAGCTTCTTCTCGTAGCCTGGCCCGTTCATCTCAACGAAGAACTCGACCTCATTCGTTGACGGTGGCTTGATGCTGACGACACCGTCGGGGATGAGATCTCCGTAGGTCTTGCCCATCGACGGTAGCGTTACAGAGACAGCGCGCATCACGTCTTCGAGCTTCGGCTCGACGGGCTTCTCAGGTACGACCTCAGGCTTTTTGTCAGTCGGATTGCGACGCTTCATAGCACTCTCCTCGATTCATCACATAGCATTTGCACAGGAACAGTTTTGATCCCGCTCGTCTCATAGCTGAACTCGTAATCACCAACCTTCTTCGGTACCAAGTTGATGAGCTTGTACTCAGCTTGCTTCGCTTCATCACGACTGTAAACACTGACCATCGCGTCTCGCTTGTATCCGGCTAGGTCTCCACCCACTCCCTTCGGAGCTCGGTACCGATTCAAAGGATCGTTGCCACCTACTTCACCAGAGAGGGGTGAGACTTGTTCGAACCAGTTCCGCATGAATCGATCGACGTAGTCTCCCTCGATCTCGACGAAGTTGGCCGTCACGATCCCGCCACGCCGCTCCTGCTGTAGGTGATAGTACTCCTGACCACCAATGGAGTAGGCTTCGTGATCAACCTCTATCCCCGGCACAGAGACGCTCTGAACAAGCATTCTCATGTCCGGGTCCAACGTCCCGGACTCATCCGGAATGACGAACTGCCATAGGTATACGAGCTGTGCTTTCTCGAGCAGAGCTCGTATCACATGGATCGGCCAGGTGGTGCTTTGCGTTAGAAGGGCCACGCTTCCCACCTCCAGTAGTCATAACCGAACGTCACATCGAACAACACGAGACCTGCATCTGAATAATCCAGCGGTGAGTCGTTCACATCCAGGGGAAACGCATTATAAAAGTGAATCGCCTGTATGAACTGCGGCGTCTGCTCGAGCTTCGGCCCAAGAAGTCGAAGCCAGATGTTCGAACGCAACGAGGCCGCCGGCAAAGATCCGCCTTGAGTCTCGCTCTGGATCGAACCGAACCAGGACACGAACAACGGAAGGACCGGCCAGTTGTATCCTTCCTCGAAACGTATCACATGCCGGCGCGGATATGCTTTTCGGCCAGGGACCTGAAACTGGAAGGGCCCATGACTGAGCACGTGCGGTTCGACACTGACGCCGGGGATCGCTGTCGATCGCGCGCGAAGTGTCAGACCATAGGCTAGAGCGAGAGCTACACTTGGGGGATCTAACACGACGATCTCCCAAGTGCATTTCTTCAGCGACTCTCCCAGCTGAGAACGAACCTGGGTGATTGGCGCCAAGCTCATCGCGACCGCCCTGTCTCAGCTACTCTTCGAGAATCCAGTAGCTGTAGCCGAACGTCACGTCGTATTGAACCAGCTCCGAACCCTCATAGGCGAGAGCTACCTCCGGCACGATCTCCGGGAAGAAGTCGAAGACCTTGTAGGATGCGATCACACTCTTGTTGTGATCGAGCTGGCGCAGGAACACGTTCACGAGGAACGCAGCTTGCCCTTCACCGACACCTGTCTGGTCGTTCAACCAGAGCTGATTCCATCCGTTGATGGCATTGGCAATGCTGGCGTCGAGGCCTTCCTCGAACTTGAACACCATGGTTCCGGGGAACTCGCGCCGGGTCGGATGCTTCTTCACTATCTGACCTTTGAAGTAGCTCTTCGCGGTCAGGTTGGTGATACCGGGGATCACCGCGTTCCTGGATCGAAGTGACAGGTTGCGTGCCGCGTCCCCTCCGGATCCAGGCACCTCGGGAACTACGAGTTCCCACAGATACACCTTGGCAGGAGCCGATAGAGCTCTCACCTGGGCGATCGTGCTTATTTCCTGTGCCATGATAAACCTCCCTGTGATAGCCCGTACTACGCGGCCGCAGCGACCTCGATGAGTGACACACCCACGCGAGTGATCGTGCCCGAAAACTGGATCCTGTTGATCGAAGCAAACGGTGACACGTAAATGTCGACGGCCAGTTCGCGCGCGGCGATTACCTGCGGCGTGTTGTTCGACTCGTCGCAGACTACGAGCACATCGTAGTACCCGTTGCCGATCAGATCCTGGTAGTAGCGATCGAGACCGCCTTTGATCTGCGTGCGCGTGAATGGTTCGTTGTTCTTGCCGATGAACCTCCGCAGGTACTTCTTGTTCGCTGTCTCGTCGACGTTGAGCCTCTCACGCGTGGCACGCCACGATCGATCCGAGTCGTACGGCTGGAGTGTGCGGCCGCCCCAGATCATCGTCCCGACACCGGGCTCGTTGATGATTGCATTGATCTGCGCCTCAGCGAGGAGCTCGACCGTCGGATCATCGAAGTCGGTCGTGAGGCCGAGGACCGGAAGCACACCTCGGTCGGGCCCGAAAACCGCGTCGTGCGGTTTGCCGCTCCTGTTCTTGCGCGCGATCGTCGCACAGACGTACCCGCTGGGCGGCACCTCGATCACCTTCGCGTTCGTCTCGTCCTGGACCGAGAGCCACGGCGCGTACTGCGTGCAGTAGCTCGGCGCGATCAAGCTGAGACCGTTTCGATTGGCGATGAGTGTGGCCGCGTTGGTCGTATTCTGACCGTCCGTTATGAACTCAGCGTCCTGTCGCTGCAGGCCGACCTCGGACAGTTTGTTCGCAACCGCTTCCTCGTACCAGCCGCCGGCCATGCCAACAGTGAAGCTGACCGCGCGAACGTTCTTGAAGTAGTCGTCCCAGGCCGCGGCAATGTCGGAAGCCTCAGGTGCGGTGCCGTCGTCTCCGCCGGCCATCTGGAGCGCAGCCGTCTGCTCCTTCGGCATGACATCCTCGTCGATGTCCGTGTTGTCGCGCACGCGGATGTAGGCACTGTTGCCATTGATGACATCCTCGATGTACAGCGACTTGCCGTAGCCGTCCTTCTTCAGCTGTATACGGCTGCAGTCGAACGACTCGACTTCCGAGTAGTTGCCGTTCGCATCCGCTGCCCAGACATTGACTGCGAACACTTCTAAGTCGACCGTGGAGTATTCGAGCTCGAGCTTGAGACCGTTGTTCCACGATCCCTGGTTGTCACCAGAGATGAGCAACACCTCGTCCGGACTGAACGTATAATCCGTGAGCTCTTTGAGACCTGTGGCCAACGCTTCGTTCGGCAACGACCCGTCCACGTCGGTGAAGACGATGCCTCCGTACTCTGGCTCTTCGCCGGACTTGGCTGTTCGTAGACACCATATCGGACACTGTGCCAGCGCGCCGAGCGCGGTGTAGTGTCCCAGCATCCCGGGCTCTTCACTGCCATACGTGTTCCGGAACAACTTCGTGTGCGTCGCATAGAACCGCTGCTTGAATGGTCCACGCTTCGCCCAAAGGACCAACGCACCGACCGTGTCGCCACTCGCCACTACTACGGTCGATTGGTCTTTCTCTTCAAAATCCAGACCAGGAGCCTTCGCCATGACTACCTCCTCTTACCTCTTACTAGAACCAACGACCGTAGTGGACACCACTACTACACGTCCTGCATCTGCCCTCGAATTTCGACTGTGATCACCAACTTTTTCCCCTCCGGTACGGCAGCGGGGAGATTGATTTGCACGGTACTGTCGCCGGCCGGAACTACGACCTCCTGTGTGTTCTTGACGACTTCCATGTACATTACTGTTACCTGCTCCGCCATGATTATCTCCCTTACGCCGTCACGTTAGTACCCAGTGTCGCATTCGTCCCACTCTGGACGAAGTTCGCTCCTGTGTTTCCTCGAAGATGGTTTCCATCGAACAGGTTGTAATCACAGTTCGAAACCTCTTCGATCCCGCTCCCGGTGTTTCCGTAACACCGATTGTTGTTGATCACACTCTCAGTCACGTCTTCCAGATGAATGCCATCAGCAGCAGAACCACTCACGACGTTTCCATCGATTACGCAGTTGTCAGCCGACGTTCCTGCGGTTCCAACCCATATGCAGGTATTGCCAGCTGTGTCTACCCTGTTGCTTCGCACCACGCTGTTGTCACCGCGCGCGAGTATACCGTAGGCTCCAGAGTTGTAGATCGAGTTCCCCTCGATCACAACATCTACAGCTAGACAATCGATCCCAGTTGATGCACTCGAGATGTTGTTGTTGGATACCACACACCTCGGACTGGAGGCGTCTACGTAAACCGCAACGTTTGCGACTCCGGTGAACGTGTTTCCCGTTACCGTGCAATCCGAAGCCGTGATGTAGATGGCATTGTCGTTCGTAGTCTTGATTATGTTGTTACTGATGATCGTGCGCGGCGCCAACGTGTAGATGCATTCACCATACTGGGTGAGGAAAGTGTTCCCATCGACTACACACCCAGTAGAAGAGCTTCCGATTTTGACACCATAATCTGATGTTCCAGCCCCAACGTCATCCAGCACGTTGCCCTGTATGACAGCGCCGTCAGCATCGTCCAGGTTCACGCCGTAACGAACTGACCCTGTGAGATAGTTGTTTATGAAGCGCAAGCCTTTGATCCTACCGGCTCCAACTGAATGCACATCGATGCCATAGCTGATACTGTAACTGGAATTGACCGTGCATCCCTTGACGACCAGATTCTTCACACCGTTCGCATTGTTGGAGTAGAACAAGACTACGGCTTGGGTCGCACCTTCGCAGATGCAATTCTCGATGGTCATGTTCTCGATGTAGGCTGAGGAAGACGCCCCAGAGTGACCGACTAGGTTGTTCCTACGACCTGTGTCTGGAACGTAGTGAATGTTCTTGATGGTGACTCGTTTGATGTCACCGTTCGTGATGCTGAATGCCGTGGCATCCGAGTCGGATTTATACGTCTCGATTCTGAACCCGTCGAACACGATGTCCTCACAGCTGGCAAGCAAGAACACGTTTACCGTCAGATTCTGATCTATCACTGCTCCAGGAAGACCACGGATCGAGATCTTGGTTTTTCCGGACAGTGATATCTGATTACTCGGTGTATGGACTCCGGATGCTAGAAGGAATGAATCACCAGCACTGGCCGCTTCGATGATTGTTTTGATGTCATCGGAGGGACTGATGATCGTTTCCACTACCGCCCCGCCAGTTGACATCCCATCGACAGCCTTGGCTAGATCATTCACATTCCTGACCGTGATCGGAAGGTTCCCGCTCCCGCTGTATTGAGACACGTCTATCTGTACCTGGCTACCTTGGATGCCGGGCCTCGTGTCGGATACGAGTTCACTCGCACCGATACTGTAGTCACCATTCGTCTGAGGTCTGCGATTTCCTCTCGAACCAACCAAGTTGTTGGCGATCGCCGGTGCTACACCACCAGCGGCCAGTGAACCACCAGCTTTCACCTGTAGGAAATCAGACTCTGTCTCATCGAGTGAGAGGTAATCATCTGCCGGGGTGATACCTGTGATGTTCCCAGTTCCACTTGCCCAGTTCCCATCCGCAGCTGTCGCGTCCTCAGATGCGTTGTTGACACCAGTAGATGCATTAATGCCACTATAGTCGTTGTTCAGTGTTCCACTACACACACAGTTCCTGAGGACCTGAGCTCGACTGTTGCAGTTGATACCGTTCGAGAATGGACCCCGAACAGTGACGTTTTCCGCGATGATTGAACCTGCGTAACCACCTTTGTCGATCGACAGACCGGGTTGGCTTCCTGTGGATGCACTTCCGAATATGGTCAGGTTCTTGGCCATCAAGTCAGTTGAAGCAGACGCTGATGGACCAGCCTCGAACTCTACGAGCTCAGTAAAAGATCCATTCCGAGCGCCAGCATCTACCACAATGTCAGTGAACTCGGTGTCGGGACCATTCGATCTCAAACTGAGAAGCATGTAGTTCCCAGACACAGAAGCTTTGACTCGCAGATCCTTGACTATGATCTTTCCGGACCCAGAAGGAAGGAACGCAACGACACCGGATCCGTTTACATCTATCTCCCAACCTTTCGTCGGGTCTCCTCGGCTGGGGTTAGTCGAGTCAAATATGATGGTGTGACCATTCACGTTCGGTTGGATGAGACAACCCGCCGGTTCCAAGATGCTGGATATCAATGTGAATCGTCGATCATCAGCGAGTAGTGAAGTACCTAGAGCCGTAGCTACTGCGGCGAGATTCGCGTAGTCTCCGCCCGAACCGACAGTCTGCTCTATCATATTGCCACCCGCTTCTCGTAGTGATCCTTGTACCGTTCGTCATCCTTCATCCACAAGCTATACCGATGATGAATGGCGAGTCTCTTGTCCCCGAACTCCTGCCGATCTCGCTCATTGTCGCTAGCGTGAAGTAGATGATGCGGGATCTTGAGCACTGGTTTGAGCTCCGTTGCAACCTTGACGATCGGATCGATGTCTAACACCTTAAGCGATCGACTCTCCGAGAGTGTGAGTGTATCAACAACAAACCCAACCCAGTCACCGTCAGCGATCGATCCAAACCCGTTGTTTTCCAGGTCATACCGATTTCGCATGCTCACGAACTCATCACCTTGAAGGAGAAGAGCGTCGATTGGCCGGAGACATTCGATGTCTGCATCCAGATAGATTCCGCCGAACTCGAGGACAACTTCCCATCGAAGCACTTCTGATTGGATCGTTGGATTCTCGATGTCGAGGACCCACCTGTTCTCGAGCTTGAGTTCGGATAGACTTTCACGATCCCAAAGCAGGATCCGCCATTCTGGATGTCTGGGCAACCAGCTATCAAAGCAACGCCGATAGTTCTCAGGCATTGCCTCGAGGCCTTGCATCCAGATGAAATGTAGAGTCTTCGGAATCAATCTACACCTCGTACAGGAACGTGATCCTGTCAGCTGCTGTCAGATGGAAGCCGGCCAAGTTGCCGTTCCAGTACAACACGTCGGCCGCGGCCAACGCTGACTTCGCGAGAGCTGTGAAACCACCATCACGAGAGAAGTAGCACCACTCGCTCTTCACTGCGTCGCCGAGTGATACTTGGTCCCCATTCACGAATATCTTGATATCACCGACAGGAGCAGCAACTAGAGCTGTATCACACGCCTTGTTCTCATCGCTGTACGTTGCTCGAGCAGTCATCCAGTCATTGCTCGAGGTGAGGATCCCACCCGCGGACGCACCGACGATCGTGGATCCGACTCGCTTCAGACCTTGACCTTCCGCGATCGCGCCGATCGTGAGAAGAGTGGGGCCCGTAGTTGTCCGGATCCCGCGAACATCTGGTAACGCGACTGTTCCACCGAGCTGTCCAGCGAACTTGATGAAGTCACCATCCGAGATCTTCGCGTTGAATCCAGCGACAGTGGTATTATTGTGATCGGAACCAGATAGGTCATGAACCTGACCATGGTGATCGTTGACTCCGATAGTACTGAGCTGAGCGTGCGTGTAGTCATTGGCTTGGGCTGTTACTGCTCCCGTTCGACCGAATACACTCGAGATCGTTGCGGTGTTGTCGACCTTCTCCCAAATGGTTCCGTTGAAGATTGCCCAGTCACCGATCTCCCAGTCCGTAATACCATCCAGGTTCGTGGCGCCGGCAACGCTCACGACGTAGTAGTAGCCTTTGGTCCCGACTCCGGACGCAAGCGCCGGCGTGTTTGTTGATGCATTCCACGTGCCCTGATAGCTGACACCACCGATGACGGCTGAAGGCATCTGCGCGATCGGTACCTTCGTGCTGCCGTCGAGAGATGCGTAACCATTGGCTTGCGCTTTCTCAGACGCTGCCTGCTTCGTCGAGTCGAGTTCGTCGATGGCATCCGACACGAAGCTGCCGGTCACACTGCTGTCGTTGTCGATCTGCGACGCGGCGTAGTCGCTCTCGGCCGAGGTCACTGCGCCGACTCGGTTGAAAACGCTCGAGACGCCCTCGCTGTTGTCGATCTTCTGCCAGGTCACTCCGTTGAAGATCGCCCAGTCGCCGACATTCCAGTCGGTCTCTCCGTCGAGGTCTGTGCTGCCGGCCACGTTAACGACGTAGTACTCACCCTTGGATCCAACACCACTCGTGAGCAGTGGTGAATTCGTCGATGCGTTCCAGACTCCCTGGTACGACAGACCTGCGCCCGTCGCCGGCACAGGTTCTGATTCCATGTGCTCGAACAAGGCAAGCCAGTCGGTCCCGTTGTAGCTCTTCAGTATCTCGTTGTTCTCGTTGGACGAATCCCACCAGATCCAACCTGGATCCGGATCGTTCGGTGCCGTGGGACCGCGATGGTGATCGGCCAGCGCGAGGAAGTTGGAGCGCATCTCCGCAGAGTATGGAGGTGTGTTGTATGCAGGCTTTTCCTTATTGAATGCCATGTGCTACCTCCAAGCCTGGGCCGGATTGTCCCAGATAGCGTCCTGCGAATCCCAATTGAAGTTCTCGGTGATGTCGGCCGGCGACTTGAGGATCACAGCCGACTCGACCGTACCGTAGGCGCCGTAGTCCCATATGTTCCACGTGATCGTATCGATCGTCACGAACACATCTCCTGTCGCATCAATCACGTACCCGTCGATGGTCAGTACGAACGTCTCTCGATGCAAGCGGCCGATGTTGTAGATCTCCTGGATCCTTGAGTTGTCCTTCGGATCCTGGAACTGCATCGGCATCTGGAACGTGACGCCGTTCACATCGGTCAGCACGAGCTCCGGCTCGGGATCCATCCATTTCAGATAGGTCTCGACCGCGAACTCGTGATCGTCCTCGGCCGCGGACCAGTGCTCTATCTGGAAGGCCAGCTTGACTGGCCTCATCTTGTACTTCTCGGTGCGATCCGCGTTCGTGTAGGCTCCGTCGTATGCCAGCGGTACGTTGCGGCGCGCTCGGTTCGGTCTCTCGCCAATGCGCCAGAAGCTCATGAAGGGAGTGTTGAGCTCTCTCGGCCGCTCGAGCTTTGCGCTCTGTTCCATCCGATTGCGCAGTGCGATCTCGGCAGGGCACCACAGAACATCTCGGGGTCCGTTCAGAATGGGATCGATCGCCGTGTATCCGAAGATGTCGGCGACTTCCTGCTGCAGTTTCGTGGCGATCGCTCTCAGCAACGCTACCTCCTACGTCGATGCTTCGCATACGTCTCCTCTATGATTCTCTTGAATGCCTCCGCATCGATCCTGATCGACTCGTTCGGGCCTAGATTCAGTTTCATCTCAGTGGCACGAAGGGATCGGATGTGTCTCACGACACGCTCGGGCAGTGTTATCTCAACGACTGGGCGCTTTCCCCGCTCTTGCGTCGACGTCACCTTGATGAGAGCGGTTGTCTTGATCATGTCTATCCCTTGCGCCGCGGCGCGATGACCCAAACAGCTCTCTGCTCTATCGCATACCCATGGAACTTCTTATCCGTGATCTCGAACTTGTTCGTCAGAATGTCACCTACCGCGTACTCGACGTCGAGCTCGATGTAGTCGAACTGGTTCGCATCATTAGCGAACTGGAAGTAGGCTAGGATCGGAAGCTGATCCTCCGTGTAAAGACCCAATGCCATGAGCAACCGGATCTCAGGTTTCCATACGATCACTACCTTCGTCTGGATCGGTGGAGCGTAGGTGGTATTGAACACGGTCCCGAGCGGATCCGTAGCTACTCGAGTCGCTACCTTGTAGAACCAGCAACTGTTTCCCGTATACTGAATCAGTGAGTCGATGTTCTGTCGACCCACCGCAGCAACTGAAGACGGGAATGGAATGCTAGCCATCGCCGTTGGTTCCGTTCCGCTCAAACTTCTTGACGAGTCCCTGTGCCACCATCTCCTCGAGGAGATCGGTCTCGTCGTTCCCGTATAAGACTCGCGCGTAGTAGTGCTCACCCTTGCGCTGAACTTTCAGCGACACGACTTTGCCCTCGATGCGGCCGCGCAGGAACTCACACGTCCTGCGGATCTGATCCTGGTTCATGTCACGAAGCGAGTCGGCATCGACGCCAAGCAACCGCAACCTTCGCGCGTGCTCGATGTCGAAACCCAGATCGACCTTGGCCTCGAACATGTCCGGACCTAGTACACGAATTACCTCAGCACCTTGGAATGTCCTCAAGCGGCTCATTTGTATCCCTGTTTCTTCAAGTCGGCCATGACACTGTTCCAGTGCCCTTTGAAAATCGTACCGACGAACATCAGATGTTTGCAGAGCATGTTGATCTGCATCCAGTTTCGACGGCGCCGACCGATGTAGTACGGCGGGTTCCCGTCTTTCCCTGTACCTTTTGAATTCTTGTCCTCAGGATATTCACCGGGCTCTGTCGGCTCCCTTCCTGGAACCTTCCATCCACCGTAGTATTGACCATCAGCACCACCATCGAGCTGCAACAACTGGTACGCGAATCCCCAGTAGATGAATGCCGGACAGTCACATCGGACCATCACATCCCCGTGCATCGCGTACCGAGCCTTGTCTTTCAACGACCAGTTCGGAACACTCAACGCTTCCGGCAGATCGAGCAGGACGATCTCCTGTGTCCAGACCTTCCTGTTCTTTGTGTGTTCGGAGCTCGGCGTACGGAAGTAAACGCTCATGCCACGAAGAGCCTGATAGTGCGACCCGTGAGCCTTGAGCTCTCGAACACGTTCGGCCGATCGGAGGAAGTTCGAATCGCTCTGAGCCGTGGTCAGATCGGAGAAGGACCACTCTTGGAGCTTGCACATTACCAACTCCTGACAACCGGTAGGATTGGCCTCTTCTCGATCAGCTCCCGTTTGACCTCCGCAAGCTCCGCAACTCCTTCAGCAGCCATCTCCGGCCCATCCATAGGCATGCCAATGGCCGAGCCCATCCGCAGGATTCGCCCCTCCGCCGTCTTGAACAGAGCGCGCGCGTAACGAATGATCCAGTTCAGACCTTTGTCCGTGATGTCGTCGTCGGCGTCTTGCCAGTCGTAGTGTCGCAGATACTTGATCACCACGGATGTGACGGCCGTGAGCGCGCCGTCGAAGTGGAGATAGGGCTTGACCCAATTCCACCGCATCCTCGAGGCAAGGAACGTTCGCAGGTTCTGCAGATGCTCCTGCTTCATTGCGAGAGTGACGATGTCGTAGTCAAGGATCGTGACACCAAGGAGGAGAGTCTGAGCTGTGAAGATCTCCGATACCACGCGATCGGCGATGACGTTGTACACCACGTCGACGCGATCCGGAAGCGTGATGACAATGCCGTTTCCGATGTTGAACTGCTCCGTTACGAGCGTGGCACCTTCCTCGTCGTACCAGCGGATAGCTTCCTCGACGAACTTATCGGTCGCCGAGATGTCCTGGGCCGGCACGATCGGAAGACGCTCGGTGCGTATGTATTCGCTGATCTGTCTCTTGATCAACTAGAGCCTCACTTCTTCTTGGAGCTCTTCTTTGACTTCTCGTCCGACTCGTCCGACTCGTCCGACTCGGTCGTCTCGTCAGTCGACTCATCCGACTCCGGTTGCGGATACATCTTCTCACAGATCAGCTGTGTCGCATGCTCTCGCGACTTAGGCCTGCTGAAGCCGAGCTCGGAGCAGATCCCGCGCAGGTCATGCCACGTGATCGCCTTGGCGCGCTCAGCGAATCCCTCGAGCGTTTCCGGGAGCTCGAGATTCTTGCGAAGCGTCTGAAGGTCAGCGACTAGCGGTTCGCTCGTCCGAGGAACCTCCGGATCCGAGTTCACTTTCAGCTGTGGCAGCGTCTCGCGAACTCCGTTTCCGGTATCCCGGTGAGTCGACTCGACCGGCGCCGGCTTCTTCTCTTCGTCCTCGTCGAGGATCTCGACCTTGATGCTGTTCATCTGCTTGATGAGCGACACGCGCGCGACACAGATAACTGTGCCAGGCACCTTGGTCTTCTTCCCCTTATTCGTAGGGTCCTCGATGATCTTCGATCGGGGGATCTCGGCATACTGGCGATCGACGCCAGTCGCGAGGCGCATCGGAATGTCGCGATAGTTCGAGATCCGACACCTGTGAACATCGTTCATCATCACGCTGGATGATCGATCATGATCGGCCTTGGTCACGGTGCTCGGTGCGGGTTTCACGACCAAACCTCCGATGTTCTTTGCTGCGCGGCGGAAGTATTCCAGACTACCGCGAACAGTCTTCGTCTCGTTCGGTGCGAAGTGGACCATACCACCATGACCGTCCGCGAGATCCAGTGGAACGTTCTCACGTCGCCACGTTATCTGTACCAACGTCTCAGCACTTGCAGTAACCACAATTCAATCCTCTCTCTACCCCAGCTCATGATAGGTCAGACCGCGAATCTGCTGGCAGATCTTTACGGTCCAGCTCAGTTCAGCATCAACGGCTCTTTCCTCACCAGGTTCGATGATGATCGGGATGTACTTGGGATCTGGACTAGGAATCAAAACTGCTATTCCTCTCGTGTTCACGATCACCAAGATATCCGGAGCCATTGCATTTCCTCAGGTGTCCTTCTCAGTGATGAGGCAAGGGGAGGAGACCAAAGTCCCCTCCCCTTCTCAGCTCCTTTGAGACTACGTCTCGAGGATGGTCCCCTCGACGTAATACTTCGAGTTGACGATCGCCTTGCCGTACGACGTCTGGGTTCCGACCCTGTACCGCAGGTCGTCCAGCGCCGTGACCGGCGTGGTGAAGCACGGCATGTACGGAGCGTACACGGCGCCGGCGTTCATCCAGCCTTCGCCCTTCCACCCCAGGAGGAACTTGTTCTCCGGGTAGAACGGGTTGGAGTACACGACCCAACGACCACGGAAGACGCCGCGCCTGTGAGGGCCGCTGGGCGGCTGCGTGTTCGGGCCGATCGCGCTCTCGAAGTCATCCAGACCGACCAGCGTCTGCATGAGCTTCTTACCGGCGACGATGAAGTTGCCGATGCCGCGCTTCGTCTCCTGGAAGATCGCTTCGGAACCTGCCTCCAGCGTGAAGACGAGTTCCTTGTAATACTCCCACTTGCCAACCTGCGTGTACGGCGACGTCAGGTCGAACGAGATGGAAGTTGCGCCGGACGTCGCTGCGGTGTCCAGCAGCATGTCCATGATCTCGGCATCGATCTCGTGCCGGATCTCGCTGACGAGCGCGGTCATGAGGTCTGACTGCGCCGAACGACCGTGGACCTTCTCGAGGTCATACGCGGCACCGATGAGCCAGCGCGCGCGCAGGAAGCGGTCGACCGCTTCGACGTCCAGTCTCTGGATGTCGATGTTCACGGCCGGCACACCCTCGACGCCCATGCGTTCCCAGTCGAAGCGGAACGTCACGAGCACGTCTTCCAGATTCTTGACCGGCGAGACGAAGCCGAAGTCGATGGCTCCGGTGTCGTAGTCGACCGTATTCGGCGCGGTCGTTCCGACGTCGCCCACGAGGTTCCCCGAGCCGTCGTCCGTCACGACCATCTCGTTGTCCACGATGTCCGTTGCGGTGATCTGCACGGTCGTTGCGCGGACGGGAACGCGGCGGAGGGTTCCGGTCGAGTAGTCCGTCGTCGCACCGTTGCCGGTCCAGCCGCTCGGCGTGTAGTAGTCCGTGTCAGACGAGTAGTCATACGTCGTGTTCGCCTGACCGGTCTTCGCGCCGATCATGATGTTGCCTGCGGTGACACCGGCCTTGGTGTCGCCGTAGACGAAGTCCAGGTAATAGATCTCACCCTTGCGGCGGTCCATGGCCTGGACCGACACGATCTCTTCCGACATGAGGCTCGGCATGAGAGCGGCGATGATCTTGAAACCGTGACGCTGGAGCGTCTCGATCGCGTCCGTGTACGTGTCTTCCTTGATGAGGCCGGAACCGCGGACACGATTGGCGTGGTCCTGATACCACTCCTGGACGTTCTCCATCCCGATCGCCATGTTGGTGATCAGGTGGTCCGGCATATCGGCGCCCTTGTACTCCTTGTAGACGTCGACGGCCGGGCCGATGAACTTGCGGTGCTCTTCGAAGAGCTTGGCGCCGCGTTCGTCTCGCCTTGCGAGATCTTCGCTAACGCGCTCCTTCTTCTTCACCGCGCCCTTTATTTGCTGTGCCATTTCTCTCTGTTCTCCTGCAGCGGACTTATCGCGAAATCGTTCGCGAAGCGACTCTTCGGACATCCTCGGAGTCCTGATCGTACTCGTCCTCGCTGCTATCGGGGTCCTTTTCGTTTTCAGTCAGTCGTTTGGCAAGGGCTGCTCTGTCTTCTCGTCGAGAGTGCTCGTCGAAGATTGGCAAGCCTGGGTAACGAGATACCTGAACGTTTCGGACTGAGTCAATGACGGTATCAACGTCCGATTCGCTTTCGGCCGATTCGAGCAGTGGCTTGAATCGATCGGGGATCTCTACGCCTTCAGTCCTCAACTGCTTGTACTTCCGAAGCGTTTCCGCTTTGACGGCTTGCGGGACCTCGTTGATGTTCTCCTGCAGCTTCTTCTCAGCCGAGGTCGCGCGTGCCTCGGATTCTTGAAGCTTCTGCTTGAGATCGATCAGCTGACCGCGAAGTGACTCAACGACAGCGACACCCTTCTTATATTTGGCCGTGAGCTCAGCGTGCTCCTTCTGCAGAGTGCGGTGAGTACCCGCGAACCCCACGTGAGCCTGCTGATTTTTGGCCGTCAGCTCTTTGAACTGGCGCGTGCTCCGTTTGACCTTGTCCAACGCGCGAAGTCGTTCGGACTCTGCTATGGTCGACTTCTTCCGGGCACCGCCAAGCTGTTGTTCCAACTGCGTGTGTTTCTTCTTCAGTGAGTCGAGCGTCGACTTCATCTCATCGAGCTGCTGTGTGAGCTGCGCGATCTTCTCGTCGCGCTCGATGAGTTCGGTGTGAGCACTCTCGAGCTGTGCGATCGCCTGCTCGAGGCCTCGAGACGGCTTCGAACTGACAACATCCTCGGAGCTTTCTTCGACCGGATCAACCTTCGATTCGGCTAGGATAGCTTCCACGTCCTCCGTGATGGCTTTCTGATCATCACCGAGCTTCTTGGACTCGACCGCCTCGGTCAGTGCGCGGCGCACGCGCGTGCGTGTATCTTCGGTGATGGCATCGGGCCGTGCTTCGACGAAGGACGGGTTGAGCACGAAGTCGACACCGTGCCACTCGTAGGTCTTGGGATCCACCTTCGTGCTGCCGCCACGCTCTTCGATGAGATCTCCGTCGCCGCGCGTCGAGAAGCCGAGCTGTACGCCGGCCTCGAGCATTGGCCAGATGATCCGGCCGAGGGGGTTGTCGAACACGGCGACCGTGCCGCGTATGTACTTCCCCTCCTTGCGCGCCTCGACCACCGTGTGACTGCCTTCGCGGATCACGGATTGCGTCCGCGTCTCCGGGTGATCAGGTTCGCCGAGCAGCAGCTTTCCATCGATCATCTCGATGATGCGAGGGCTTCCGAGAGTATTCTCCCACAGGAAGGATTCGTACATCCTGTGATTCTTGTTCTCCTCGTCACAGACCGAGAAGATCCCCTCTGCATAGCCAAGCACACCCTTCATCGAGTAACCACGATCTACGACCTCGGCCTCGGTGAGCGCGCGCGTCTTGCAGACCCGACCGGCAAGTGCCTCACATAGCTTCATTACTCGTGCTCCTTAGACGGGGGCGCCGGCGAGTTCATCGATCAAGCGCCGTGCTCGTGAATGAGATGGCGCACCTAGTCGAACCGCGCGATCGGTCGCACGAAGCAGATACGCTTCGTTCTGAGTCATGCTGAACCGACGCAGGCTCCGCTTCACCTGATTGTCCTCTGTCACCCGGCCACGAACCTCGTCGGTTACGAAGCTCTCCATCGGAACTTGAGGAGGTTCCTCTGTGATAGGCGAACCGACGTCGGGCGGAATGTCCTCGCCCGACTCGACACCCATCTCGTCCGGGGACACGACAGCTTCGAAGCTCATCCCCTCGTCGACCTGGTCGTGCGGCAGACGCATGATGTTGCCGGTCTCGTCCTTGTAGATCAGGGCGCTCGACTCACCCTCACCTTCGTGACCGACCACTTCACGCATCACCCAGTCGGATGCGCCTTCCTGCTTCTGGATGTGCAGCTTGAACATGGAACCCGGCTCCCAGGTCCGCGAACTGACCGCTACCTCGTTCGGAGGACCCTCGGCCGCTGGATCTTCTCCGGGAATTCCGTCCTGTTCGCCGTAGCCCTGGATCACCGATCCGAGCGCGGCGCCGCTGGGAGCACCCATGGTACTGAGGCTTCCACCAGTTGACGTGTGATCGTCTTCGATGATCTTGTTCGCAGCCCTGGCGATAGTCTTGCACTTCGGGTCGTCGATCGCCTTGAGTAGTTCGAGGATGCTCGAGTTGGACGTGATGCTCTCGAGGATCTCGGTGACGTGCTCGACGCTACCAAGCAGGTAGTCGCGGAGCTCCTCTTCGGTGATCACCTTACCCTGCAGCTTCTGCTTGTGGATCCACTCGGCGACCGTCCCGCGCGCTCCGTCCTCGAGCTCGGCTTCGGCCTGGGCGCCGGCGATCTCTACTACGAGATTGAGTACGCGCACCGCGGCGATCTTGGGATCCACACGCTCGATGATCTTGTTGTGGGCCTGAGGAGCGACCGCGCCGACCTCGTCGAGGAGTGTCTCGGTGTTCGCTTCGTTCCACTCCCGACGCATCGTGTCGATCTTGATCTCGAAGAATTCCTCGTTCGACATCTTGAACGGGTTCGACGAGATCACACCCGACTCGCTGAGCGCGGACCAGACAGGCTTCTTCTGGAGAGCCTCGACCTGGCTGGGCCTCATGATAACGCGGATGGGAGAATGCTGCTTGCTGATGCTCTCACCCATGACGCGGTACGCGTGCGTTACCCGACGTCGAGCCGCGTCTTTGATACCTGGGATTTTCACCGATCCCCTCCTCCGCTTTCTGGTCGGCCGCGTGATCGGGATTGTGTCAGTGCTAGACACATCGGAGGTGTACGTATCCTCCCCGGTCCCGACAGGACCTTGCTTAGGCTTCACAACCTCGCGACCTTTTCGCATCAGGTCTTTGATACTGGCGCCCGGTGGAACAGTTTGAGCTCCGGCCGGCCGCTTCGATTGGCCGCGCCCCGGAGGTGTTGGTATGAGAGCTTGCTTCGCACGTTCGTAGGAAGAGACCGCTGCCCTCTTGACACCACCACCTATGCGCTTCGCGATCGACGGTACCCAGTATGGTGAATGCATCGTAGGTTCGGCAGGCGCGGCGGCCGGAGCTGATGGCGCAGCGGCCGGCTGCGCGCGCTGCCTATATTCCCCGGGTGGCTGCAGTGAAGGACCTTTACCGCGGAACCTCTTGATGCGCTCACCCCACGTCATCTTGCCGGCGCCGCCAGACCTGGGTGCGCCAAATAGACCGCCTCCCGATGTGCTGATCTGATCACCGCTAGTGACTCCCGTGACCGTATCGATCTGGTCGCCAGCTAGTTCAGTGGAACCTACCAAGTACGAGAGCAGATGCTGCAGTCGATCGGCCGCGGCCTTCACGTCTTTCCAGTTGCGATAGTGGGGTACGAAGCGAACAGAATCGATGGTGTGTCTCTTGAACGCGCCAAGCTGTGCGAACTCAGGATCCTTTTGGAGAGAGGGAAGGACGGTGTCAACGTAGTCGATCCGCTTCTCACTCTGTCTCGGATCACTCTGAACTGCTTCCATTCCGGCCTCGGGCTCAGGCTTCGGTTTCGGTTGTCGCGGCTTACCCATCCCTCGTTTCTGCTCGGGACTGTAGATCGAGTAGTCGCTCTTCTTCAGAGGCTTCCGCTCGTCAGGAACTTCGGTGGATGTGGGATACTGCGAGAATGTGATGACGAGGTCGTAGCCGTCTTGACTGACGTGAGCTTTGGTCTCGAACAGTTTGCCTTCGTTCATCGACTCAAGCACTCCGTTCAGCTCCTTGACCAGCCTCTCCTGATCGGTCGGCGACAACAGATCGTAGTCGCCATGCCCAGTAGTTGCCCACCAGCTCCCGTTGTGTTCGGTCATGTCCAGCGACTTCCCGTTATCGAGAAGGGCTGTCGCTTGGTCAGCCGAATTAGAGTTGATGG